TAATAACTAGCTATTCACTGTACTTATTGATTCTATTTTAGTCTACTGAAACATCATTATAAGTTACAAGCAAAAGTTATACCTAACCCCAAATGATTAAAACATGTGAATTTTGGCAATGATTAAGTAGCACCCTCTATTACTGGCTTACCTGCTGATGAGATTGAGAAGCTGCGAAAATAATCCCTTCTTCTCTAAGTATTTTATATACAGCCGCACGACTTATGCCCATTTCTCGCGCTAGAGCAATACCTTTTACTCCATCATGCTTGAACCTGTCTATTAGCTTTTTGCGGTTAATACGACGCCTGCGTCCGAATTTAATACCTTTGAGCTTTGCCTCTAGCCTTCCCTCATTGGTACGTTCTAATATTCTCAAACGCTCTGCTTCTGCTACAGCAGAAAGTATAGTAATGACCATTTTGCCAGTATTACCTTCTGTAGATATTCCATCTTCTAGAAAGCGCACACTAACTTGCATTTGATCAAACTGATTTATTAGATCGATCATGTCAGCAGTATCTCTACCTAGCCGATCTAATTTTGTCACAAGAATTACATCACCTGGTTCTACTCTATCTAATAGTTTTTGTAGACCTTCTCTTTTAGTATTATTGCCAGTAGCTTTATCAGAGAGTATCCTGAACTCTTTGACACCTTCATTTATTAGTTTTTGTTTTTGTATTTCCAGCGACTGTTCTGACGTAGAAACTCTTGCATATCCGAATAATCTCATTATACCAGTTTATATAGTGTATTAAATCGGATAGTATACATAGCTGCTAAAATACTGTCAACTAAATATCGTCATTGGAAATAATACACATACAAAATCGCATATTTTTGAGTGCGCATTATCTTGTAAGTTTTTACACACTAACTTTTGGTTGTACTTTAACATTATACAAGTCCAAAAAATACAACATAGGCTCGTACTTCTTAGGTTCTGATCTACGCTTTAAATATTCTTGTTTCCACGCAGCTAATTTATCATCAACTGATGAATGATGTATATACGTACCATCATTACCATATATCAGCTTCATTGCCTGAGAAGACAAAGGTTGCTTTCTAAGAGAAACTACATTAGAAGCTCCTTTCTGTCTTTCTTCGATTTCAACAGCTTTTTCAATATCTCTATCTTTTAGCAGTGCTAGTATAGATGCATGAGGACTTCTACTTTTCATAGTAAGTATTCAAACGACTCACTGCTACGTTTCCTCTTGGATTCTTGAAACTTCTGGCTCCATGCTTTAAGTCTAGCATGCTCCCAGTAATCATGACTTTTCTTTAACTCTACAACCTCTTCTGGCTTAAGCTTAGACCTATTCTTGGCCATGTCATGGTTCTCATCTTCATTTTCATAGATATGCTCAAAGTAGAAATCTGGGTCATGTTGTTTTAGTTTGTTCACTTTTCGGTATCCTCTTGCCTAACTCTATGTTCTTGAATATGCCTCATTGTTTCATTGAACTTATCTATGTGCTTTAGGATAAATTCTTCTGATATACCAGACTGAGTTTGTTCTTGCTGTAATGGATTACTTAGTAATTGTTGTTTTATTTGAGCAAGATCGGTAAGCTGCTTTACTTCAACTAAGGTAATATTACCTTCTCTTATCTCGTTAATAACTGTATCGATAATATTCAGAGGAGTGGCATTTTTAGGAATTTCAAAACTAAGCTTTTTTAGATTTTCTACTGACCATCCAGCTTGAGTTTTTAAATGAAATATATTTGCAGCACTATCACCTGATACTATTTTTTTTCTGAGTTCACTAGCAGATAAAGCCAAACCATTACTACGTCCTTTTTTATAATGTCGGAGCACCTCTGGTTGTCTCTTCCTAATTTCATAAAACGTATCTCTTGAGAAACCAAAAAAATCAGCAATCTGTTCAGTGTTTAGGCCTATATTAGCAAGCTGCTCTACTTGCATTATTTGATCACAATCTAGCACTATTTTTTTATTAAGAGTTTTAGCTTTTTTTGGGGTTTTGTCGGAGTGTTTTTTATTGCTCATCTAATATTGCCTCCTTCCCAGTTTCTTTTTCCCATCTATTTATTATGATATCTACATATGCTGGTGAGAGTTCCATCATGTAGCAATTGCGATCTGACTTTTGACAAGCAATTAGAGTTGTACCACTACCACCGAATGGGTCATATACAGACTGACCTTTTTTGCTGTTATTTAAGATAGGACGTAGCATACATTCTAAAGGCTTTTGGGTACCATGACCTGTTTGCTCTTCTGTGGTTCTAGCTCCGTAGTTGTGATTATCTATATCCCAGACGGTTGCTTGATCACGCCTTCCTTGCCAGTTATGCTTTACCTTTTGGCTTTTTCTGACTGCATACCAACATGGCTCGTGCTTATGATGATAGTCCCCTCTGCTAAGTACAAAGTGCTGTTTATTCCAGATAATAAGGTTAATTAGGTCAAAGCCACTATTCTCTATGGTATCTGCGAACTTATGCGTATATGAAGATGAGTGCCAAATATAGGCAATATCTCCTGTAAATAATGAATATGCCTCGCTCCAGTCATATCTATCATCATTTAATACTTTGCCAAGGTTTTTGCTATCATTGCCTTCTCGCGCCTCATTACGCCACTCTGGCTTATAATTAACTCCATAAGGTGGATCAGTGACCATCAATATTGGATTTGAGCCATTTAAGAGTTTATCTACATGCTGTGGATTGGTACTATCTCCGCACATCAGGCGGTGCTTACCTAATATATACACATCACCTAGTTTTGCTTTTGGCTCTGCTGGTAAATCATCTACCTCAGTGTTATCTTCTGTATCAGCGAGCAGATTATCATCACCAAATCCAACCAGCAAATCTCCAGACATGCCAAAATCTACAAGAGTCTCAGTATCAAATCTATTTGCCAATATATCAAAATCATACTCACCAAATGATAAATTATCCCTGATATTTATTCGGTCTAATTCTTTTTGGGTTAGCTTGCGATCTGGAATAAGAACTTCTACTGTATCGCTTTCCTTCAATCCAGCTTCAAGTAGAGCTTTCTTACGCTGATGTCCACCAATAATAATATTATCCTGATTGACTATAATGCGCTGGTGGTAGCCATCTTGTTTTATAGAGCTTACTAATTTCTCAAACTCTTTTTTACCTATCCTACGAGGATTATGCTCATATTCTTTTAATTCTGATATTTGAATAGTTTTAGATGTCCAATTTAGCATGTGGTTTTTTCTTTTTTATTATACCACAGCTAAAAAGTAAGGAGATTGGCTTGAGTTATGGTCTATGAGGATCCACATTGACCTGCTTCATGGACTATTTTCTTTTAAATAACAACATGCCCCAACAAACAATTAACCCAATGCAGGTCGTAATCCAAAATGGAGCTATTACTGAAAACCATGACCATTCTCTTATTACTGGTACATTAAACAGCTTAAAGAATGGAAGGGCGAAGCTTAGCAAGTATATTGTATATATTATGTCTTTTAACATAGTAACTATTTTTACGAAATAACTGGCTTTATATTAAAAGCATCTTTTAAAGAAGTATAAGTTATTCCATCTATTGTTAAATAAAACTCTTTGAAAAGATCAGAATATTGTACAAATCCCTCGAACCTATTATGTCCCTGCTCTTTTGCCCATATCTTTAGACCTTGGCATTGGTTCTCTGGATTAACTTCATATTCAAATATATCTGGAAAATCTTTTGTCATACTCAGCCCGCTCAAAAAGGAATCTGATCATCTAGCTCGTCATTCTCAAAAACAGGATTATTACCTGGGGTAGAACTTTGACCAGATTGACCCATAGAGTTATTACCAGTACCAAGTAAAACTAAATTAGCATTATAACCTTGCAAAACAACTTCTGTTGTATATTTTTCCTGATTTGCATTATCTAGCCATTTTCTAGTTTGTAATTGACCTTCAATATAAAGCTTAGTACCTTTTTTGACGTATTCTTTGATGATTTTAACTAACCCTTCATTAAAACATACAATTCGATGCCACTCGGTTTTCTCTTTCTTCTCTCCAGTGACTTTATCTTTCCAACTTTCACTGGTAGCCAAGCTGAAGTTGGCTATTTCCTTGCCATCATTAGTGGTTCTTATCTCGGGATCTCTGCCTAAATTGCCTATTAATGTGACTTTGTTTAAACTTCCTGACATGTTATTTAGCCTCTTTTTTGTAATTAACTGCACAAAATTTTATTAATTCTATCACAAATTCTCTCAATGTAGAATT